GCCGAGATCGCGGCAAGAAGGCGCCCCGCCGAATCCAGGGCGCGATAGGCATCATCGCCGGAGAACGTCTGCTGATGGGCCCACTTGTTGCGGTGGTCGCGCAACTCGCCGACGAGGCTGATCGCCTCAATCGACATATTGCAATCGCTCAATCGAAGGATATGTCGGCTGCAGATAAAGGGCAGGCGCTTGAGCAGATGCGCATGGAGCTGACACTCGAGCGTATTTTTGAGCAGTATCCGTTTTTGGATGAGAATAGTGAGGATTTCGACCAAGACCTTGTAGACGACATCAACGACAAACAAGCGGGGTTAATTGGTCGAAAGGGTATGAGTCCGTCTAAGGCGCTTGTAGAGGCAGTTCGTCATATTATGGCCCAGCGTGAATCATCGGCACCTGCGACGAAAGGTAAAGCCTTGGGAGCACCTGTACTAGGGCGTAAAGAAGCGGCAGTCGCCAAGAACTTGGATGCCGCGCGGCGTACTCCGGCAAGCACACGAGTTGTTGGAGCGGACAGTGACAAACATGGTCAAACAGGGCCACTGCCCTCAGTTGACGACATGACTTTCGAAGAATTCAATGCGTTGCCGGAAAAAACGAAAGCGAGGCTGCGTGGAGATTTCGTAAACTAATTAGGTTCACTAACTATGAGGAAACAAAATGAGAAAAATCACTGACCACGTAGTCAATCCTGCCAACGACCGTTTGACCATCACGGTAGTGGATGACCCAGGACACGGTGGTGCCAACCATCGCTACGAAATATCTGGATTCAACGCCAAGAGCAATTCTAGCGCCGGGGAGGATGACAACCAGAGGGCTGTCATCTTGTTTCAGAATGGACCCATCGACGTCGACGGAAACGGGGTCAATGGTCTTACCCACGAGGCGCTGTTGGCCATCGTCGCAGACCGTCTGCGGAGCTTCCAGCGAGGCCCCTATTCGTGCAAGGCGAATGCCTGCGCCCTTACTCACATCGAAGAAGCGCAACATTGGTTGCAGCAAAGAACGCTGGAGAGAATGCGCAGAGGGGTGGAAGGAACTCACGCGATATGATCGACAGCCTATGGGTCACTGCTCAAGATCCTCATTTACACCCCCAAGCTCCCCAGCTCCCTAAGTAAACATCTTCTCCTACAAAACCCCGGCCCCCCGAAACTGTCCATACATAAACACCTATACATCATAGACTTTTCGTAAGCACACCTGATAACATGTACCCATGATGAGAAAAACCCGCTCCCTCTGGCTAGACCGCAGACTATTGGACTGCCCGTACCACGTCGCTTTATGCCTAGCGCCGAAGGAGTTCCGTTTGGTTTGCCGACAGCTGGGCCTCGCACACAAAGTGCGCCCTGAATACTTACCTAACGAGCACACAGACGCTGCCACACATTTTTTCGTTTTGTCAGGGGGGAAGAAACATGCTGCTGTGGTGTGTTTGGGCTGTACGGAAGGGAAGAGTCAGGCACAAGTAGCCGCTTTACTGGTGCATGAAGCTGTACACATATGGCAGGACACACTAGCATTGTTGGGGGAAGAAAAACCAGGAAGCGAGCTTGAGGCGTATGCCGTACAGTCCATAGTACAGACGCTTCTGGAGGCGTATATTAGGAGGGCTAAGCGTAAACATGGAAGCTTCAACGGCCAGACCTGCACTCCAAGATGACGCTGCCTTATATCTACTTGAACTATCCCGACGACGCCAAAACGACACCGGGAGCGCGCGCGCCGTGGGTGCCGTCGCAGACTGATGTGCTGGCGGATGACTGGTGCAATGGCGAAGAAAAGTAGTCCTATTATCCAAACAGAGAAACCTTTACGCACAGATAATAATCTTGAAGTCTCTAACGTTATCTGTTAGAGTTATCAAATCCATGACAGACGGATTGTAGTCTGTCAATCGGGTCGACTCCGTAAAAAGTCGTATTTCGCAGCTTCGTCAGCGACATGGGCGAGCGCTTAGCACAGCGGATTGGTGCCAGTGGGTCTTTTGGACTCTCATGCGAATACGATTGGAGGACCTATGTCTTATACAAATTTTGCACAGCTCACTTCCGAGCAAAAAACTACTTGGTCTCGCGACCTTTGGGCGCAAGCTCGAAACATGTCCTTTGTTAACCAGTTTCTGGGCAAGGACTCGAATTCGATGGTGCAGCACATCACCGAGCTAAAGAAGAGCGAGAAAGGCGCACGGGCTGTCATTACTCTCCTGACCGACCTCGAAGGTGACGGTATCGCTGGTGACCGCACGCTGGAAGGTAACGAGGAGGCGATGAAGAGCTTCGATCAAGTCATTCGGCTCGATCAACTCCGTCATGCCAACCGTCACGAAGGTCGCATGGCCGACCAGAAGTCAGTCGTTTCTTTCCGCGAAGAATCTCGTGACAAGCTGGCTTACTGGCTCAGCGACCGCATTGACCAGCTCGCGTTCCTTACCCTGGCTGGTATCGGCTATACCCAGCGTAACGCAGGGGGCACCCGTGTCGGTTCCGACCTTCAGTATCTCGAGTTTGCTGCTGACGTCACGACACCTTCTTCCAAGCGCTACGCTCGGTGGGACGGTGCAAGTAACAAGGTTCTTTCGTGGGGCACCGGTTCTTCGGCGGTCACTGCGGCGGACACCCCGACTTGGGGTATGTTTGTCCAGGCCAAGGCATACGCCAAGGATAACTATATCCGGGGCATTAAGAGCAAGGGCGGCGAAGAGGTTTATCACGCCTTCCTGTCTCCGACCGCCATGGCGAAGCTGAAGCTCGACGATACGTATCTGCAGAACTTGCGTTACGCCGTGACTCGTGGTGACGACAACAACCTCTTCACGGGCACCAGCGTGAAGATCGACGGGATCGTCCTGCATGAGTTCCGCCATGTTCCGAATACTCGTCTCGCAGCTTCGGGAAGCAAATTCGGCGCGAGTGGTACGATTGACGGGTGTCAGATTCTGTTCTGCGGTGCGCAGGCGCTCGGAATGGCCGACATCGGTAACCCGGAGTGGGTCGAAAAGGGCTTTGACTACGAGAATCAACAGGGTATTTCTACTGGCAAGATTCTCGGCTTCAAGAAGCCTCAGTTCTACAGTCAGTACAGCGGCGGTACGACTGAGGATTTCGGCGTGATCTCTATCTACACCGCGCAATAAGGAGGCGACCATGGCTGTTATCAAGCGCACTCGTTCCGCTCAGTACCCACTGGTCGCGGACTTTGTTTTCAATTACAACGACGGCTTCCCGGTTCTGTCGGCGCTCAACTCGGCATCGCAGGATCTGAATCCCCGTCCGACGGTCACGGACTTCGGTTCGAAGACGCAGCCTTCGGGGATGCTTTCCGGGGCGACGTATGTGGCGAACACCAACGCCGCCGCGTGCTACTTCGAGATGATTTCGCTTCCGCTTGGCGCACAAGTCATCGGCGGCGACGTGCAGATCGAGGTTCCGTATGCGGGGCCGAGCACTGTCACGTTGGCGATTGGTGACGCTCAGACTAGCGCAAGTTACTTCACCGCAGCTACGTTGCTGGCGACTAGCTTCACTAACCAGCCGACGACTCTGACTAACGCGGGTAGTGACCCGCGTGTTTGCACGATGGGTAACGCTACGGCCAACGGTGTCAGTGCGGTTGGCCAAGTCATTACGGTGTCGGGCTGTACCGGTGCGTCGGCGGCGTACAACGGCGTTTTCACGGTCGATTCGTACAGTGCCACTCAGGTAGTGTTTACGAATCCGAACCTGACGACTTCGCTGACCCTGGCAGGCACCATCGCTGCGACGTACGCTCCGGTTCGTGCTGCACTGCTGATTCCTGGTATCGAATCTGCGGGCTCGCCAAGTGGTGCGCAAGACGCTGCTGCTGGTTATGATCTGCGCGGTACGCTGACTTTCTCCGGTGGTCAGGCTGCCACTCAAGGTCGAGTCCGAGTCCGGGTGATGTACGTGATCGACGGCAAGGCTAACGAGGTTATTTCCACCTAAGCCTCTTCTTTGCGGGACCGAAAGGTCCCGCTCTTTTATCTGACGGAGATGTGAAATGGCACTGTTCGTGCTGCAGAGAAACTACACCCATGGTAGTTTGAGGGGCCATATGATCACCTTTCGAAAAGGCGAGCCGACGTATGTGCCGCCAGAGTGCCATCGGGAAGTGATTCAAATCGGGGCGAT